GTGTCGCCATGTCCTGTCATTGTTCCTGGCCTCTTTGTGTAAGCTAGCACTCCTTTTGAAGGTTCTATCATTAGTATTGGTTTCTTGAACCTCTCATAGTTTCTCAAGAAGCTAGCGCTAGCTCCCTTTCTTCTGCATATTCCTTCGTATATTTCTGTAGCGTATGGACTTAATGTGGTGTCGAAAGTTTTTCCGTCTACTTCTATTAGATGAGGAATTCTTATGTAGTTGTAGCAAAGCCAGTCGGACATATCGTCGAGTTGCGAACCTGGCGCGTAGAATGAACCATCTATTTCAGGTAGAGTTTCATCTACTAGGGGTATGATTCGCTTGGGGATTATTGGGGGATCTAGAGGATCATCGCTGGGTAATATCATATTGCGCATTGCTTCTATGTGTATTGCTAATGCTCTTTCTATGGTTATCTTAGTGACTCCTGATGCTGAAAATTTTTCATTCATGCTGTGAGAGACGGAAACAAATGTAGGTCCTGTCTCCACTTTGTCATAAGCGCTAGGCGTGAACACGTTTCTTGGTTTGACATCTAAAGACACTTCCTCGTTTGGTTTTAATAGTAGTACTGGCTTTGGTTCTATTTTTCCCATCCTCTTCATAGTGACAGTTTTTGGTCTTTTATATCTGCTGTGTCTTATTTCGTACTCTGCTTGGTCTAAATCTACTCTTCGTTTGCTTCCAGCTCCTCCAAATCTGTTTGACCACTCTTTATATTTCATGATTTTAATTTTCTCGCCTTCTGGGAACATCCTCTCTCCTAAAAATTTCATGTTTTTCCACATCGTGGGATCGGGGTCTGCTCTCTTTAGTAAAACTCTTGTTCTCAAACTCGCTACAGTGTCTTCTTGGCTGTTGTCTGTAACATGCCACGCAAATCCTTCTAGTACAGGTCCAACTATGTAAGGTCCATTAACCGGTAGACTTCTTATCTTTTTAGGCTTATATATTTTTATGTAGTCTGTGTAGTTAACTGGTGGTAATAGCCCTCTATATTTTACTGATGGGATCATGTTGGACCTGACTACTGAAAAGAATTATAAGTTGGCATAACGGGGTGCCTGTCCTGTAAAGCTTCTATGACTCTTTTTAGTGGGTCAGCTTGCGGGAACGCGAGTGTGGGTTGTGTGTGGGTGATATTTTAGTAGTTGATGATAATGAAAAATCAAAGTTTCTATTGCTAGTGGGGATTTCAAATTCCGCTAGTTGTTCATCTGATGCCGAGAAGAAGTTGTGTATTTTGGTTGAAACTCTTGTCCAAAATGGCAGTTGGCG